CTGCATTGCCTTTGCAAAACGCTACTATATGGCTACTGGAGAACTTGCTTCGCAGTTCCCTGAGTATGCAAATATCTTGCTTGGCAGAGAAATGTACAAGTCAGATATGAACTCACAGTTAGAGGTTGTTCGTTATTATGACGACCAGCAATCTATTCTGTATGTACCAGAACGCAATAACCTAGTACTGTCACAGGCTAAGAATCCTATTGGCAAGATGATGGTTGTAGTAGCACGCCGTCCTTCAGTTGACGGCGAGATGCGTGGACAGTTTGATGACGTACTCGGTATTCAGTTGCTTCGCAATAGGTTCGCATTACTTGCGATGGAAGCAGCGGAAAAGTCCGTACAGTCTCCGATTGTTTTGCCATCAGATGTTAACGAACTGGAAATGGGTGGCGATGCTGTTATCCGCACCGCTAACCCTGCTGGTGTACGCCGCGTTGATTTGAATATTCCACCTGGAGCATTCACAGAACAAGCGCTACTACAGCAAGAACTACGTACTGGAACACGTTATCCAGAGGGACGTACAGGAAACATTGATGCCAGCATCATCACGGGACAAGGTGTGCAGGCGCTTATGGGAGGTTTTGATACACAGGTCAAGTCTGCTCAGGCTATCTTTGCTTCATCACTACGTGACGTTATTTCTGTCTGCTTTGAAGTAGATGAGAAGTTCTTTGATTACGAAAAGACTATTCGTGGTGTAGATGCTGGTAGCCCGTACCAGATTACATACAAGCCTTCTAAGGATATTAAGAAAGATTATTCAGCCGATGTCCGCTACGGAATGTTGGCAGGACTTAACCCAGCACAGGGTCTTATCTTTATGCTACAGGCACTTGGTGGCGGTTTGATTTCAACAGACCTTGCTATGCGTGAGTTGCCATTTGGTATCAACGTAACACAAGAGCAAGAAAAGATTGAGATTGAGAATATGCGTAAGTCGCTAGTTCAATCTCTGCAAGCCTATACACAAGCCATTCCACAGATGGCAGTGCAAGGTGGGGACCCATCAATGGTAATTAAGAAGGTGGCTGACGTTATCAAGGCGCGTCAAAAAGGCGTGCCGATTGAAGACGCAGTTGAAGAAGTTTTTGCACCTGAAGAATTACCTCCTGCTGGTGCTCCACAGGTTGAGCAACCGTCCCCTGCTCCCGCTGCGCCAGCAGGAGGCGCTCTTGCCGAAGGCGCTCCACCGTCTTTGCAAACATTATTGTCTAATTTAACATTAGGTGGAAAAGCAAGCGCTAGCGCTAGAACTTCTACTCAGAGGTAGTTATGCCACCCCGTAAAAAAATTAACAAGGCTAAGCCACAGCCAAAGCGTAAGCGCACAACAAAAGAACCTGTACTAGTAAAAATTGATTTCTGGGCTATTGCAGCAAAAGAAGTTTATGACGCTTGTCTTCGTGCTGGTTTTGACGAAGGAACTGCTATGGCATTTGCTATGGATAGGTCAAGTTATCCCGACTGGATAGTTGACCCGCTAGACCCAATTAAAAATCCCTTGGACGACTTTGATGAGGAGGAGGACAACTAATGGCAGAAATTAGAGAACAAGTTTCTGGAATTGGTGCTCAATCTAAAAGAACCGATTTAAATGTTTCTAAACAACCTGTTAGATATATTTCTGGTATGTCCAATATGGGACAAACAACTGGACAAGAAGTTTTGGACCAACAGTCGGGTGCGCCTATGGTTGCTGTAGAAACACCCCGTCCGTTGCCACCAATTGTGGATTTTAATGCGCCTACTCAATTTAAAAATGAACCTATTTCTTCAGGTGCTAATTATGACCCTACTACGCCAGGATTGTCATCTGTTATTCCACAACCAGTATCAGCCTTAACAACAATAGAAAAGGCTATGCAATACGACACTACAGGAGTATCCGAATTTCTTTACAGTAGAATGAATAGATAACCTATGTCAAATCAAGGTTTTATTCCAGTAACTATTGATTTAGATACTTTAGAAAATACACCAGAAATGATTCAAGTCAGAAACGCTGGTGCATTTACACCAGAAGAGTCTGCACGTTGGAATGGTATGGCTAGGTTAACCAACCTTAATACTTTTTTAATGACTGACCCTGACATCAATAATGCAAGAAATACTTTTAATGCTCTAGACCCTACAATACAAAAGGCTTTGATTGATTTTAATCCAGAGGCTGAGTATGCAAAACTTGATGAAAAAGGATTTTTAAGTAAATTTACAAATAATTTATTTATCGTAAAATTGCTTAGGGAGCCTTTGCCGACCCTTGTATCGGCAGCCGAAACCTACACAAAGGCTGTAGAAAATACTGCTCTTAATGCTTTAGAGTTTAGCAAAAAAATTAGAGAAACAGGCTTAAGCCTTTTTGGCGGACCAGATGCTTTTGAAAAAGTAACTAATCCAGATTATTGGACTACGGGTTGGAATGCCTACAATAAATGGAATGAAATAGAAACAGATAAATTAGATAACTTTTATAATAAAGCAACTGGTGTATTTGTAAGAGGCATTCTTGATGGAAAAAATCAATTAGAGATTTTCCGTGAGTATGGTGCTATTGATGAAGATATGGTTAACATATATTCTAAATTCGGAACACCAGAATTTGATGAAATTGCAAACCGTTATTCTCGTCAAAAAATAAATCTTGGAAGCAGGATTGTTGACTGGGCTGGAAGATTTGCTCCATTAAAAGAAAACCCAACTGCGACTGATACTTTACGTGAGGCTATTGCTGCTTCTGTTCTTAGTATTGGAGGTATGCGGAATGTTACAAGAAATAAGTATGGCGAATTTGTAACAGAAAAATTATTTAAACCTGATGAGTATGGAGACCCAGGTACGGGGTTAGATATAGTTGCACTTGGAGTAGTGGACCCTTTAACTTATGTTACTTTTGGTGGGTCAAGAGGTATGGCTCTTACTGCGTCTGCTAAAACAACAGCAGAATTACAAAATGCAGCAAATGCTGCAGCACTAATAAGAAGTGTTGAACAGTTATTTACAGACCCTGCATTTTCTGTAAAAAATAGCAATTTTATTAATGACCTTAATACTTACAGAGATGCTCTAGATAAAAAAGATTTAACTACGGCTGGTGCTGCAAGAGTAAAAATATCATTAGACCACCCTGAATATGATGATGATGCGTGGCTAGGCTTGCTTATGAAAAGCACGGTTGTTAAAGGCGATAAAGAAGTTCCTATTACTGATATGGATACTTACTTTGAGTTTTTTAAATCGGGTCAGTATGTTAACTCGCTAGTAAATGGAACTGTAAATAACATTATTACCGCCCGTGAAGGTGTGGTTGCTTTACAAAAACGTCAAAATTTATTTGTTAATAATTTAAGAAAATACAGTGCTAAAATATTTCAAGGCTTAGACACTGGTGTAGTAATAGGTGCTAAACCTATGCCTGGTGAAATTGTAGATACCTGGGCTGATTTTGAAAAAACAATTTTGGCTAGACCTGTTTTAGACGTTGCTGGCGCTCCAGAAGAAATGTTAGACGAAATTGTAAAAAGCGAAACTTTGCTAAACAGTCTTACAAGACCAAAAGAATACGGCATCAAAAATGTTAATAGATTATTTGGTGAGTTATTCACAACAATGCCAACTTCTCGTGGTCAGATTTTTTGGTCAGATGCTCTTGTGGATAAAGGGTTAGATAATTTAAGAAGATATGCACGCCTTATCACAGGAGATAGATTGCGTGCTGAATTTATAACTCAGTTATATAAATCTTCAACCAGAAACGAACGAATCAACATAATGTATAATTTAGATAAGTTATACTTACAGGAAATAGCAGGTGCTAGTTCTACAAATGCAGGTGTTGAACTTACGCAAAGCATTTTAAATTCTAGATACATTGGTTCTGAGTTAGCAAGCGTTGCAAATTATTTAGAAGATGTTCCAGATGTATTTAAAAATCTTAACGATGTAGATACACTACCGCCAGGTGCCAGTGCATTTATGCACCTGACTGATGGTATTACATTATTTGATTTTGACGACGTACTGCAAAAAGTTTATGGCAGTATGGGGAAGCCAGGAACAAGAGCCGTAAGTTCTACTGAATATAAATATGGTCCCACAACATATAAAAATATATTTAAGAAACTTGGGTATTTATGGTGGACTGGCTCTACTAATAATGAAATATCTAGAATTATAAATCGTGGTCTAGTATTTTTATACCTCTTTCCTAAACTAGGTGTTAAAACCGCAACTGACGAAGCCACGGTTTTAGCGAATGTTTCTAGTCCTGATTTGTTGGCTAATGGAATTGCTGGTAAAGGTCGTGCCTTAAGCGCAATTAATGTTGCTATTAAGGGTGACACTAGTTTCCAAGGTCCCGTAAAGTCAATATTGCTTGATTTGTTTGGCAAGAACCCTGCTAAATTTGCAGATGCTGCACAACGCAAGGAATTAACTTCTATGAAAATGGTAGAAATTCCTTTAAGAGACCCCGATACTGGCAAAGAAATAATTCAAAAAGAACTTTTGTCTGCTGAAGAATTTTTTGGCAAGCCACCAGAAGAGATTCTGGTAGACGAAGCAATTGCTAAATATGGAAAAGTTCTTTCTCCAAAAGAAAAACAACGGTTTGCTGAGCATTTTATGCTAGAAGGAGATACCGTAAGTGATGCAATAATTGGTTCATCAGTTGCCTCTACTTATGGCGATTCACTTGCACCAGCAACAAGACTTGCTAAAGAAATTTATGGCAAAAGTCCTCTTACTAGAGCATTTGATTCACTAGAACTTAAAGTGCTATCTAAACCATACCTGGTCAAGGCAAATAAATTAAATGAATTTGAAAGACAATTTGCTCAGTACAGTTATTTTTATAAGTTATTTGCAAAAAATGACAAGTATGGTGTAGAACCTACTCGTATATTTATGAACTACAATGCTTTGAAAACCGAGCGGGATGTTCAAGGTTTTGTAAATACGATGATGGGCTGGTTTGGTTGGACAAAAGAACCTACTGCCAAGACTATTGCTAAGGCAATTAGGATAAATGATGAGTTTGGACAGGTTCAACAACTTCGTGCTGCTGGAAAATCCGAAGAAGAAATAAGTAAAATAATTATTAAAAATATGGCTATTGAAATGCGCTATATTTTTCACGGTGGTTCTGGCTATAATCAAAAATTAGTTGATTTGTTGCGGCAGAAAGCATCAGAAACTGTAGAAAAGATTGATAAGTCACAAAGAATTGCTGATGCTAAAATGGCACAGCGTGAACGCGCAGGTGCTGAAGAAGTAATTAGCGACGCTGAATTAGCAAGAAGACAAAAATATTATCGTGAGGCAACTGCCTGGAGAACAATAGTTGGAAAGTTAAACTGGGAAGAATTTGAAGAGGCAACAAAAGGTTTTGTCATCAAAGGCGAAATTAAAACAGATGTTGCTTTTCCTGAAGTTTTAAAAGTTGCTAAAGAAGCAGGTGATATTAAGTCCCGTGCTACAAATGCTATTGCTACAGGATTTAGAGCAATGGACCGTACCAGCAATGACCTCACACGTTCCGATGTTTACTTCTTAAAAGTGCTTGAAGAAAGAGAAAAGTTAGAAGCAAATGAAGAACTATATACCAACTATCTTATTTCTCAAGGCGTTGACGAAGAAAATGCTTTAGTTCAATCTGCTGCTGTAATGGCTAATCAAGCAAGATATAACGCTGCAAATGATATGTTAAAGTATGTAGATAATCCTGCATTGCGTTCTCAGTTAGCGTTTAATATGCGAGTAGTTGGTCGTTTTATTCGTGCTACTGAAGATTTTGCTAAGAGAAGTTTGCGTTGGATGCTAAAACACCCTACGTCTATTCCTTATAGAATAGGTCATTTGAGTCACGCAACAGATGGTTCTGGTGTTACATACACCGATGATGATGGCAATACATATGTAGTAATTCCTAATGATGGTGTTTTTTGGCAAGACATAGCACCAGCAATAGTAATGCTTGGAACCCCCCAAGGATTGATTACTGCAGGTAAAATAGGTATTGATGGTTTACGTGGTCAATCTATTAAAGATAGTCCTTATTGGGGTTTCTTTAAGCAGGTTGAGTGGAATCAATACACAATGAAATTGTCTATTTTGAATCCATCTTTGATGGAAAACTCTGGCGTTTATACATTGTTGGGTCCTAATATAGGACTACCAGTTATTGCTATCAGAGATTTTCTTGTAGGTAGATTAGCCCAAAGTCAACAAAGTCCAGAACTTGCTCAGTTTGGTTTATCAATAGATAATATTTTACTCGGCGAAATTTCTGATGACACCACAATTTGGCGTTCTATAATTCCACCTGCTGTGAATAATTTCTTTAAATCTCTTGATGGAGAATATAAAGATAATCAAGGTGCAATTGCTGCATATCAGGCTATTGCCTATATGCAATATATCAATCCTAAAAAAGCAGAAGACTTCTTAAATGAAACTGGAGATGTAGACCCAGGTAAAGCACAAGAATTTTTGAATGAATGGCGAATTCAAGTGTCTAACGTACTGGCACAAAAGGCTGGATTTAATACAATCTATGGTGCTCCTATAGCACTAGGTACTCCTGAAATTTCTAAATACCTGAGAGATAATGGAACTGTTACTTTTACAAAAGAGTATGGAGACATACTCAGGGCTGTATTAGATTTCAATCAGGAGAATGGTTTCTTTATTAAAGACCCCTATGCAACGGCAATTTCTCTGCACGCCCTAGAAAGACCTGGCAAACTAATATTTCAGGTACCTAAAAATCTTAGAGAAACACCAATAGCAATAAACTATACAATGGAAACTTATCTATGGGGTGTAAAAAATAGAAAGTTTATCCAGAAATATCCCAACGCTAGTTGGGTATTTGCTCCCAATGTTGGCGAGTATGACCCTAGAGTTATTGCCTATATGGAAGCAGCCGACTTAATACCTGTAGGTAAGAATCCATTTGATGATAACAATGCAGCATTAAGGTCTTATATTGAAAAAACTACTGTTGCTAAACAGTTGTATGAATATTTCCAATATGATAAAGAGGTTGAAAGACTACTTAACGACCCTAATAATCCTCGTAGAAATTTTGTAGATTATCGTACAGAAATAATGCGAAAGGCTGATGTAGAAAAGGAAGCCTTGAAGTTAAGCAATCCTCTGTTAAAGCACGTATTGGAAACGCAGAAGGTTATAACTACAGAAGAACTAAGAAATAATTTTAATGAATTAAAAACAATTGTTAATCAAAATCTATTTCCAAAAGAAGTAGGTTTAGACACTAGAGATTTGTTAAAAATTATGGTTCGTTCTGCATCTGAATTACTTGTTGTTACAGAAAACAATGCAGTGGCTAGACAGTATCTGGGAGATACAGAATTACGGCAGCAAGTAGAAGTTATGTATTCTCAATATCAAGATATCGCTAGACAAAATCCTATTTTAGGACAAGCCTGGACAGCAATTATTAAGCCAATGTTAGACAAGACATACGATTATCCAATTCAAATAGTAAGAAAGCCTGGTGATTAATGGCACGCAAACCTGTAACCAAGGGTGGTCCTAGACCAGATATTAAGGACTATAAAGGCTTGCCGAATGGTCAGGCTTTATTTGAAGAAGATATTGCTAAGTGGCAGAAATTAAATATTGGAACTCCCAGCCCGTCTTCGCCTGCTACACAGCCAGGTGGTGCTGTAGTTCCAGTAGATTCTTTAGAGTCTGATACTGTAGTTAAGTCTGGTTCGGTAAGAACTGACTGGAAATCTTTTACTGATGGTTCTTTTAATCTTCAAGAAGGTGACGCCAAAATAGGTGGAACGCCTTATGTCACTGGCAAGATAGAAAAATATGGCGAAACCCCTACACCTATAGTTATTTTGCCATCTTCTGATGGGCAAGGATTTAATGTAGTACCTCGTGAGGAGTTACTACAACAAATTGTAACTAGTATCAAAAAGGACCCCAATAATATTACTTATTGGAAACAACAGTTACAAAATTATTATCGCTCTCAAGATGCATTTACGACATCACTTCGTGGTGGTCCAGTAACTGATAAAGATACAGAATTTATTTATGCTTTACGTAGAGCGCTTAGTGAAATTAGCGCAGATAATTTTTCTGCTGGTGTTAGCAATGTTAATGCAGGTAGATTAAATACTACTGGTTTTTATGATGTTAATACCTGGATTCAAAGTAGGCTTGTTGTTCCAGGAAAAACATCTACTAGTACAAGCGAAAGCGCCTTTACTAAAAAGGCAGATGCTATTGCTGATTTTATGCGGGAAGTTCAGATACAGGTTGGTGACCCTAAACTTGTAGATAATGTAGATGCTCTTGCTGAACAATATTGGTTAAAAGTAAAATCTGAAGAAGAAAAGCGTAAGAGTACTAGAGTTACTACAACTGACCCTATTACTGGTAACACTATTTCTATAGGCACTGGTTATCAAATGCCTTCTGCTACGTTACTCAAAGAATGGCGTATACAGTTTATTACCAAGGGCGCTATTGAAAAAGATAAAGTTATTTCTACTGGTATTAGAAATGTAAAACCCTTAGACCTGCAAGATGCTGGCGGAGAAATGGGTGATAATTATACAAAACTAAAAGGTTATGCTTATGAGTATGGTGTAAGACTAAGCGATGAAGACCTTAAGAAAAAAGCAGCAGAAGCATCACTGCCTGGCGGCTCAATAGAAGAACAACAAAGAAGCATTCAATTAGCATCAAGGGCTTTGTATAAACCACTAGCCCCATATATTGAGGGTGGATTAAAGGTTAAAGATATTGCTAGCCAATTTATGAGAGCAAAAACTAATGAATTGGAATTGTCTGAGGGTGAAATAGATATTTTTGACCCAGATGTTCAGGCTGCTATTTCAGGAGATAAATTGCCAGGAAGTCTTGATTATTTAATGCAGATTAGGTCAGACCCCAGATACCGCTTTACGAAGAAAGCCAATGAAAGCGCTGCTGGATTTTTAGATACTCTTCTTAAAATGTGGGGGAAGGTGGGTTAATGCCTAGATATTTAACAGATGAAGATTTGCAAGAACAACAGCGTATTGTTAATGCACAGGAAATGGTTAAGGCAGCACAATTTCCTACGGCAACGCCATTTGAAAATTTAGACGAAGAACAGAAGCGTATGCGTAATGCAGCCGCTTATGCCGCAGATGTTGCTTTAGCATCTGCTTCTGCAATCCCTACAAACTTTAATCCTGCCGCATTCCGCATTGCTGAAGAAGCATCTATGGGTGCTCCTATTCCCGCTGGTGTTCAATCAGAATTTCCTTTTCAACCAATTCCAAAAGAAATTCCCGATACAACCCCAGATGTAAAGCCTAAACCAGGTGACAAAACAGATGATAAACCAACTGTTTATCCTAAAGCAGGAACTATTCTTCGTTATCGTGCTGGCAGGGCTGGTTTTAGAATTCCTATTATTGCCGATGGTAAGGGTGGAGAATATGAGGGTGCAGAAGTTGCTGACCCAGACTACAAACCAGGTGGCGGAGGAAATCAATTTGTAGAGTATGAATACTCTAAAGATTTTAAGAAGCGTCGTGCTAAGTATTTTAATTCTGCTACTGGTGCGTTTTCCTACGGCGAGTGGGAAGACAGCCCTATGTCTAAGGAAGACTATGATGCACAGCAGGCAAAAATTCTTGCAGAAGAACAAGCACTTAATCAAAAACGAGATGCTTTTGCTCTTATTGAAGCCACTATGCGTTCCTATGGTTTTACTGAAGATGAGTTAAAAGAATTAAATACTTATATTCAGGCTGGATTATTAAATCCTAAACTAGGTCCTGAACAAATGGTATTGCAATTAAGACAATTACCTGTATATAAAGCACGTTTTGCTGGCAACGAAGAACGCAGGGCTAGGGGTTTAAATGCCCTCTCAGAGGCAAATTATTTATTGCAAGAGAATGCTTATGCAGAAACATTGAGACAATATGGACTACAAAGATTTGTTACCCGTGGTCAATTTGCTACTTTTATTGGTAATGATATATCTAATACAGAAGTAGGCAGACGTGTTAAAACCGCTGTAGAAAGATTACAGATGGGTGACCCAGCCATATTAAGACAATTGCGTAGTTATTATGCAATTACAGACTCTGACATAGTTTCTTATTTCTTAAATCCAAAAGAAGTATTACCTGAACTAGAGGCTAAAGTTACTACTGCTGAAATTGGTGCTACCGCTGGACAGTTTGGATTAGATGCTGGCTTAGCAAGAGCATCTGATTTAGAGCGTTATGGTGTTGATTTAGAAAGAGCACGTCGTGGCTATAGCAATATTGCACAATTATTGCCACGCACCACCACCTTAAGTGATATTTACAAACAAGCAGGAATTGACTATACCCAAACAACTGCAGAAGAAGAAGAGTTTAAGGGATTAGCATCTGCTAAAAGAGCCAGAGAAAAACTTTCAGAACTTGAAACTGCCGCATTTAGTGGCAGAAGTGGTTTAGGTAGAACATCGCTAACTGCTCAAGCAGGCGGCGCAATCTAGATTCCCGACGTGGACCGACCAGCCCCACGCGGTGTATAAGACTGGTAGCAAGAGCCAGCCTGTCAACCCCTGGACAGAACTGTGGCTTGCGACTAACTAACGATAGAAAGGGTGGTTGCTATGAGCAACAACTACTGGGATGAAGAAGACGACGACCAAGATACACCAGACCATCAACTGTCTGGCGATGACTTAGTTAAGAAACTAAGAAAAGCCAAGCGTGCTGATGAGAAGCGTATCAAGGAACTTTCCGAACAACTTGAAGGATTCCTCAAGGAAAAGAAGGAAAAGACCGTCGCTGATGTCCTAGCAAAAAAGGGAGTAAACGCTAAGGCTGCAAGACTTATTCTGAAAGATGTGCAGGAAGCCACTGAGGAGTCTATTGACTCTTGGCTCCGTGATAACGGAGATTTAATCGGCTATAACCCACAGGTTCAAAATGAAGATACGCAGCAGAATCTTGCGACTTTACGTCAGCAAGACATTCTTACCCAAGGCGGTATTGCTCCAGACAAAGCCGTAGATTTAGAGCGACAACTAGAAAATGCCGACTCTATTGATGATTTAATGAATCTTCTACGCAATTCCTAATCCGTTCATAGTCACTTGGAGGTGACAACTCAATGGCTAATGCCTATACCGATACAGGTTCTACCTCTCTAGGTGGTTCCGTTGGTGGCGCAGGTCTAGTACAGAAGGCGTATGACCGTCTTCTAGAGTTTGCTCTCCGTTCAGAACCACTACTTCGTTCTGTCGCAGACAAGCGTCCTGCTCGCCAAGCATTCCCAGGTTCAACTGTCGTTCTACAACGCTACGTTGACCTTGACCCAAAGACCTCTACTCTATCTGAGACAACAGACCCAGATGCAGTAGCGCTCACAACCCCAACTTCCGTCACCATTACTCTTAATGAGTACGGTAACGCAGTTCTTGTAACCCGCGCTCTTGAGTTATTCTCACTCGCAGATGTAGACCCAGCGATTGCAAATATTATTGCATACAACCTTGCTGATTCTATTGATGATGTTGTGTCAACAACTCTTACAGGCGGAACAAACGTAATTTACGGTGGTGCTCGTACCTCTACAGCAACCATCACTGCATCTGACACCATTGACTCAGCAGACATCCGCAAGGCTGTTGCTAAGTTGCGTGCTAATAAGGCTAAGGCTCGCCGTGGCTCTTATTACTGGTGCGGTATTCACCCAGAAGTTTCACACGACCTTCGTGCAGAAACTGGAAATATGGGCTGGAACTTTGTTCACGCACAAACTTCTGGCAATGTTGACAAGATTTGGGCTGGCGAAATCGGAGATTACGAAGGAGCATTCTTTGTTGAATCTTCACGTATCCCATCTGCTAAGGATGGTGCAGACCAGTCTGCTCTTGCTACAACCGCTGTAACCGTTGCAGGTACTTCAGCAGGCTTCACCTTCGGTGTTGCTTCTTCTGCTGTTATCGCAACTCGTGCAGAAGTTGGTGACAAGATTGCTGGAACTGGTATCGCTTCAGGTGCAAAGATTACTGCAATCAGCACTTCTGGCTCAACCACAACCTTTACTGTTGATACAGCAAACACCGCTGCAGTTACTGCAACGACAACTGTTACTGTAACTCCAGTAACCCGTGTATTTGATACTCTCCTCTGCGGACAGCAAGCACTTGCTGAGGCTGTTGCAGAAGAACCACACATCGTTATTGGAAACGTAACCGATAAGTTGATGCGCTTCCGCCCAATGGGCTGGTACGGCGTACTCGGCTTTGCACGTTACCGTGAAGAAGCGTTGTATCGTATTGAAACTGGTTCCTCAATCGCTGCTCTTTAGTTGATTGACTGTCGGGCAGGGGCAACCCTGCCTGATGGTGAGTTCACTAGGAGGACTTATGACTAATTGGTTATTTAAAACACCAACAGTAGAAGAAGGACCTGCTGGTCAGGCTCGTCTATTTGAGTTCTACAAGATTGACCGTGGCATCACTATCGTCAGAGATGTAGATGGTGACTATGCACAGGTTCGTTATCTACAAGATAGTGACTATGCAACCTACCCAGAGATTTATCAGGGTGGCTACAACCACACTGTAGATGATGCTACTAAAGCAGCACTTATTGCTGGCAATATCGGAGTAACAGAAAGTAACTTTACTGCCCTATGAAGCACTGGGAATACCATCCTGAGTATGTAGACGGCTGCTTTGGATGCAAGGGGATGAGTGTTCAGATGAACGCAGGAGACGCTGATAGCCGAAGGGTTATGCCTAATAAAGCGTTTAACAAAGAATTGGATGCCTATAAAGAGGCGAGAGCCCAAGGTATCCAGCCAAATGGAACTTCTATGGCGAAGATTCAAGAGGCAGTCAAGGCTAGTGAGGTATTAGGCAAGCCGTATAACGGTAGCAAGATGCCACCAGCCAAAGCAATTAACAAACAAACAGCAGCGGTAATGAAAGAAATAGGAGCATAACTATGCCAATGGTAAATGGAAAGAAGTTTCCTTACACAGCAAAAGGCAAGAAGGCAGCCAAGTCCTACGCAATGGGCGAGAAGATGGAATCAAAGGCTGAAAAGAAAATGGAAATGAAAAAGGGTATGAAGAAGATGGCAGCAAAAAAGAAGATGGCTGCTAAGAAAATGAAAAAGAAGTAATTATGCCGATGGAAAATATGAAGGTTCCTCATACGTATCGTTCAGAATGGATGCAGTCTCCGTACTCAACAGCGGAAAACTATATGCCATATGAAGAATACTATGCCCTTCGTGTGCGAACAGAACCTAATCAAAGTTATCTCAGAGCAAAGGCTGCCAGTAAAGATGCTAGCAAAATGTTAGCAGCAAGCAAGAAGGCAGTTAAAAGGAGTACCAAGTAATGAAAGCAAAAAAAGGAATGGGCTTCAAAGCAGCCCAATCACAAATTGCCAAAAAGCAGGGTATCTCCAAGGAACGTGCAGGAG